ATCGTGTGATTGTTGATATTTTTCTAGTTGTCTATACTTTTCTAACCAGAATATCATAGAACAGTCCGAAAACCCTGCCGAGTCGTGAAGGATAACTATTTCGTCATCATATTTATTTTCTATAATTTTTCCGGTGGAATATTCTCCTCGTTTAATTCCAATGTCTAATTGAGTCATTAGCCTATTCAGCTCTTGCGTTTCGCTCAAGCATGTTACTAAATAACTGATTTTCATATTTCGTAATTCGACTGTACTTTCTTAATAGGCGGCATTGGAAACCTAGACCAATCAACTCCCGGATGGTAGTAACCACATCGTTCGCACGTCCATTCATCCGATATTCTACTACATCCCGGACCCCATTCCGTCATAGCAAATGTTGGTTCGTGATATCCTCGCCAACATCTCCATTTCAAGTATAATCCTTTAAAGAATTCTTTCACGTTATGGAAGCCGAAGTAGTTGCGGCAGATACTAAAGGAGCAACTTTTTTAAACTTTGGAAGTGTTACTTGAACTTTCTTTTCAAATACAGGAACATATTTCTCAAGGATATCGATAAATGCCTTTTGACCCGCTTCCTCCGTGAATTTAGCAGAATTGTGTTGTCGAAGTTTCTCGGCATTTGGAATAAACTTGATATAGTCAGTGAACGATTCTTCCAATTTCTGCGCAGCAACACTATAATTTACATTGAACCAATGCGCTTCTTTGATCATCCAGTCGTTGCATGCGCTCGGGGGCAATGGTGCCAAAGTTCCCGGCAACAACGTACAAAGATTATCTGGAAGGAAATCGAGATGACCACTCCAATTAGAAGCTATAACTGGCTTTCCACTCAACGACGCTTCCAATAATGGACGCCCGAATCCTTCACCGTGAGTAAAACTTACATGAACCTTAACCTTTGGATGATTATAAAGCCGGTTCAATTCGGTAGGAGTGATATCACCATGAATCAGATAGATATTAGGTAGATCTCCCGTTAGTTGACTCCTAACATCACGGATTTTTCTCAGAATGTCATGCTTATCCATTTGAGAAAACGTTGCACCACTGGTTTTCAGAATCAATGCGGGTTTGTTTTTCTTGTTCTTAAATACCTCACTGAATACCTTGATTAACATTCCTACGTCTTTTCTATCTGCTCCGAGGTCGCCCTGTAGCCAATGTCCAACAAACAAATAACAGAAAGACTCGGGAATACCGTTTAGCGCCGAATCAATTTCAATCGATGGTTCTGACGTTTTCTTATAAATATTTGTGTCAACTCCTTCAAATGCCACTTCCATTGGCTTTGTCATCTTAATCGGTTCTTGTTGACCATTTGGATGATTCTTCATGAACGATGCCTTACTAAACACTTCCTTTGTAAAATTGGAAGGAACAATCGTAAGATTCATTCTATTCAATCCCTCTAACCATTCGGCCTTCGGAACGGTAGATTCAATACCAGCAGTAACACCAACATTGAACTTTCCCATCGGTTGAAATTCATTTGGAATGGCAACCTGAACAACCAACTCTGGTTGAGTTGTAATTGGTCCGGTAAGTATTCTACTCTTTATTTCTTTGACCCCCGGACGGGTTTCATCATCCAGTTCCGTCATCGGGCAGGCACCCCAACGAGTGGGTCCGATTTTAACATCAAACTTACCCCAATTGATGAGGGCAAGAGCACGACTTCTGGCGTCGTCGCCATAACCTGATCTAGATGCGACCGGTCCAATTAATACACACACTGGTTTTATTTCATTGCTCATATTTTAATTTTCAATACAAATTGCTACTGTTGGCCATTTTAATGCAAGTGGTTTTTCTACTATACATTCCGTGTACCACACCAACCCTATATTTGGATCTTCGAAATGATCAATCTGCCATTCCCACGACTTCTTAGAGATCATCCATCGATCCCCAATTTTTGGATGAACGGGAACGCTCTCAAGCAGAGGAATTTCTGCATTGAGAGCTTTTAAAACTTCACTTTTTGTTCCCTTCAATTCCATTTTTATTCACTCGTTCCTGCCGTATTCTGTTCCTCTTGCTCTTCAAGAATGCCCTTAATCTCATCCTCGACTTCTTTCAATTGATCTCGATAATCGGCAGCTGCCGCCTTCTTATCTTGTTTGAGAACAGCCAACCGCTTGGTTAGCTCGTATACTTTTGCTTCTGCTTCTTCACGTGTTAGTGCTTTTGACATATGTTTTTTTATTGGTTTTGACTACTCATGTAATCTTCCTGCATCATGAAGAAGTTTTCCGATTAGTCAAGTCATTATTGAGTATTGGAGAACTTTTTTAGCACTTCTTCTCTATTGAATTTTGGTAAAATCAATCCTAGATTACCACCGGGCATAGCATGACTAACCACTTCATCCTGACGATGAATATTGAATCGTTCACGACCTTTCCAATTAGTCATCATTCCGTCTAAGCCCTCTGCCATTTTCTTACACATATTCTCAGCGTTGAGTCCACCTTCTCTTGTGATCCATTCTCGCCCAGCTTGACCACATTCTTTTCGTTTATCGCGGCCAATCAAGTACCAATAAAGAATTGCTTCCGCAGCATCTTCATACTTAGCATAGTCAGCAAGAATGTACGGTGTAGGAATACTACCCTGCACCATACGAGATGAAGGATAAACAGGAGTCACCCATTTACCATGAGTTTTATATCGACCGTCGCTATTTGATCCCCATTCTGGAGTAAATACGGTTTCACTTCCGTTTTCGTCAACGAATCCACACTGATCTTGCAAACCGCCGGTTACAGAAACGATAATTGGCGTACCAGCCGTAATAGATTCAGCTGTTGCGATACCAAAACCTTCATTATCGGAAAGATGAATCGTAACATCGGCAATGTTGTAATACTGATTCATTCGTTCTGGCAATACTTTGTCGGTACTGAATATGACATTGCTATTCGGACAAAACGCTTCTTTACATGCAAGCAAGTCTGTTCCTGCTTCATCCATGGGCTGAGTATGTAGCATTAGAACACATTTATCAGCCTCTTCCTTGGAAAGATTATCACAGAATACTCTCCATGCAAGTAAGATTGAAGAAGTCTGTTTTCTGCGAATGTTTCGGCTGTTGTAATAGAGAATGAACTTATAATCCTTGCCCTTGAGCCATTCTTTCTTTACCTTCTCCAAATCCTTAAGTTCCTGTTCTGTTGTTAACGGACGGAAATTTTTTACATTTATGCCATGTGGAACGTATGTTACCTGAGTTGGTTTATTAAGCTTATCATTCAACACACATTCAACAATGTTTTTAGTTTGTTTACTAATACAACCGATCCAGTCACATGATTCATAAAACGCCCTATTATACATTGGGTATGGAAGATCATCCCAGATTGAATAAAACCCGATTGGAATTTTTTGGCGAAGATCACGTTCGATTTGATAAAGCCATATCCAGAAACGTGGATCAGTAAAATGCAATATAGCATCTGGTTTTTCAATATTCATGACCTCTCGAAGAATATCGGGATTACCATATCCATCGGTAGGATATAGACGAACGTATGGATCAGGAATTCCCGTCATATCGGTAGTAGCCTTATCCAGATTCAGTATCTTACCCTTTTCTGGATGCTGTGTGCTACCGGCAATCTGTGCCCAGTTATACTTATGTGCTAAGCCAGATACAAACTCTCTGGCCATCGTGGCAATACCAGAATGCATACGAATATCGTCGCATAACAACAGAATTTTTTTACGTTGATTTTGTGGAATGTAGTCTTCTCTCATAGGTTATTAATTAAAATGCTGAACCACTTATTTGTAGATCATTTACTTGATTGATTCTTTTGCGAAATTCTTCATCTTTCGCATAAAGATAAACACATCGGTTGACTAACTTTTGTAGAGTCATTCCTGCCGGAATCGACAGTTGTTTGAACGAATCATATTTGTCCTTGAAAATGTGGACGCTTGTGAACCCAGTTTCGTGGCTGCTCTTTAGTTTCATATATTCCTTGTTTATTTCGTATATCTGTATATATGAAGCAAAAATGAAAATCCGTCAAAAAATCTTTTTTATATCAACCTTCTTTTTGATCGCAGTAAGGAGAGCCCGTTTTTGGATCAATCATCTTCCCGAACGGACAATATTTACAATATTTCTTTCCTTTTCCGGGATTCTTTAAAAATTGATGTTCTCTATTAAACGAACCTTCCGGAGTGAAGCACTCGTTGATGAACTCCAAGAATGTTTTTTCTACCTCACTTATACATAATTTACCACTAGGTGGTGTTATGCGTTGAATTCTTTGCTGTGGAAATGCTACATCTTCATACAGCTTTCTCTTCATAATGAAGAATTCTATATTAATATCTGACATAGGCGTGTTATACACCTGATTATAAAAACGTTTATATAATAACAACTGGTCAAGTTTCGTTCTATCCATCTTTTGATACTTATTCCAGCCATAGGTCGAAGTCTTGAAATCTAAAATAAGTATTTTCTTGGTCTTCTTGTCACGGAGAACAATATCAAGATAGCCTTTGTATATAATCTTTCCTCCGCGAATTGGAATTTCGAGTGGAAGCTCTACACCCACTACTTCATATATACGAGAAGGAAAATGTTTGTTTCTAACAGCAGGACCGGTTACATGAGTCAACATTACCTTAGCGTCCTCCAAGAACCCTTCTATCTCTGTTAGATCCGGGTTCTTGACCCGTTTTAATGCTTCGTCGAACCCAACTCTAAATAAAGCCATTAGATCAAGTGAATCTGCTTCGACGGCACTCTTTCCATAAAGCGTAGTTAAAAAAACTTGAAGAGCATGATGAATTCCGTCTCCAAATGCAGTATTCAATGATGCTTCATATGGAGCCAAGTAGTCCATGTATGATAACTTCCACTGAAACGGACATTTAAGCCACATTGAATATTGACTGTAACTTACAGTCGTTGTTTTTTTCTTTTCTGGTGGAACAATACTATCTGATATTGGAAATGGAATAGGTGTTTCTTCAATCTGCGTTAGTTCTACCGTCTGTTTATTTATATTATCATCCATATACATTACGATAGATCAACATTTTGTATTTGTCAACTGATAAAAATGCATATTCGACTATTTTGACTATATTTATTACAATGATGTTACTAACATTTTTAGCAGATGCAGCAACCACCATTCCTAATGTCACGCCAGCTATTTCAGAAGCAGCAAAACAGATCGTGGTTACAACTTCAACGGATTATATTCCATACGTCGCTTCAGCTATATCAGCCGTTGTAACAGGAGTTGTGGCGTATCTTGTTGGAAAGAAAAAAACTGCAAGATCAGAGTTCAATGACTTAGTAACAGCCAATAGTAAATTCCGTGAAGAGATCAAAAAAGACCTCGATCAAGCAAAAGCTACAATAGAGAAATTAGAAAGAACGATCAATGAAAAAAGTCTACTCATTGATGAGATGCAAACAGCCATCGCCGATTTAAAACAACAAATTATCTTGAAAGAGACCAAAATCTCTGACATGAATATGGAATTAATAAAAAAGGATTTTCAGATCCAAGTCCTGAAGGATAAGGAAAAATGAAAAGACTTTCCGGAGGAGAATGGTGAAAATATTGTATGTTGAAGACGACGAATTTATATCGCTGTTAGCAAAGAGAATTTTTATAGATACGCCACATGATCTGGTTATTTGCCCTGATCCAAAAACTGCTAAAATAATTCTTGATCATGGTGACATCGGACTTGTTATATTAGACATGGTATTTCCTGATTCCGATGGTGTTGAGGTACTCGAATACATTACCAAACGAAAAATAAATGTATATGTTGTAATATATTCCGGGTTTCCCGATAATTTCAAAGAACAGATTCTACATTATAAAAATAAGGGTGTGATTCATTCAGTTTATAATAAGACCGTCGAATCACTGGAAGAAATCATAACTGTCATCAATAAGATGTAAACGATTCGACGGAGAGTGTGATAATTATTGGTATGGAAGAATCTATACCATCCGGATCAAGTTCAGATGAATCTTACTCTCATATCCTTCAAAAAACAGGAGTGTTGAGAAACTTTTCTGTGACAAAAGTAATAGCAAAAAAAGATATCGACGCACTAAAACAATTGATAAGAGAAGTTGCGAAAGACGAAGATGAATATAAAACATTATTAGCTTCAGAACTAGCTATGGTTTATAACGTCAATGATAAGAAGAACCCCGTTCCCGGAATCATTCATCCAAATCACAAAACACAAATTATGCAAGCTATACTCGCTCAAGCAAAAGATATATCTGTCAGATTCAAAAAATCTAATCTATCCGAAAAAGGGTATTGTTTTCTAATTGGAGCAATTGTAAAAGAACTTGGATTGACACAAGAAACTTTCAATAACATAGACGAAGACGATGATCCAGAGGACTTTATCCAAAAAACTGGGCCTGCTTCAAAATAAAGTCTTCGACATATTCATTAAGAGTTGGATCTTCTAACAACGACTTTCCGTTCAGAACGGTACTAACATCCGGCCACGATACAGTATAATTCGCTTTAGCTTTCACTTTCGGATCGTTTAATGCTTCATGATCATTGGCAGGAGGAACAAACTCTATCTTACCATCATTTAATGTCCATTTACTGATATGACAAAGATATCCATGACAATCATCTTTAATCCATGATACTTCGTCCTTCTCGTAGTGATCGTACCGCACGTCTGTAACCACGAAGTAATCGGCATTGGTAATATCAATCTTCTTCTGAGCAAGATTAATCCAATACTGACCGTTCGTTCGCTTACGTTGAGCATCTCCATACCAGACCAACAAAGGACGAATCAGTAACTTTTCTTCCGGAACCTGAGTATATGCCGAAATCTTCAATGTCTCTCGACAAAACTTATCACAGTCGCCTTTAAGAGCGTCGGCCAAGGCAACCCGTTTGACCACGTGACCTCGTTCTTCCAATTTCTTAATTAAAATAGCAGAGAAAGTATCTTTCCCCGCACGTGCTACTCCTGATAATCCTATCACTCTTTTTACTTGCATAATTTAATCTCCGATTAATTTTTCTACTTCTTTTTCTGTAAATCCGAATTTGGAAACTAGATCCCTGAGTTCTTGTGTCGTCATTATTTCAAGATACTCAAATATGTTTTGTTCACTATCTTGGAAATGTTTAACCAATAAAGATATTAATTCTTTGGACCATTTCTTTCCGGTCTTCTTGATGTACGGAACATATACTTTTCTCAATGGGACCACAGCAATCAACAGTTGATAAAACTCTCTTGGTTTGAGCGATGAATATATTTGAAGTTGATTCATGGCTTCGATCAATTCTGGTTGCATACTTAATACCCGGCAGATCATGTAATTACTCCAACTTTTCAAATCGGAATCGGATAGTCCGTCAATATAACCGGGATCTTGTTTCTCACGAATATGATTTACGTGATCGAAGAGACCTTTAACCTTAATCGATGGACTGGTTGCCTTTCTTGCCATATTATACTTTGATGAAAGTGAATCCAGTTAACCCATCATACATCCGAGTGGTTGAAGTTACCAGACCAAATTTACCGTCTATTAGACCAGCGATCTCTTCATTTGTCAACATCTCGATAAACTGTCCATACAACGTCATGTACTTATTGGTGCTCCGTGAGGAAAATACATTAAGGTTGAAAGACAATACCTGTCCTGCCGATAATAGTTTATGAGCGGCATTGAAGAAATTAACTTTTTGTTTTGTAGAAAGGTGCTGGAGTACGTTTGAAGCAGTAATAAGTTGAAACTTTCCGATATTATTCTGAATAAATTCATCTGGAATCATTCCTGCTTTATCCGTAGGAAGAATTTCAGGAATCTTTGGAAATACATCGAATCCGGTGTAGCTGAATTGTGTGTTTGCTTCAATATAATTTTTCAACGATCCATACCCCGCTCCAAGTTCCAGTACGTTGAGTTTATAATCTCGGTACGAATCAATATGCGCAAGTAGTCCAGTTTGTCTGGCGATAAATAGATTTGTTCTATTACTCTCCATTTGGGTATGTGCTTTATTTCCATCGGCAACATTACACACACAGTCATTTCCGAATAGATCATTAGCTACATTCCAGAAATCGAAACAATCGACTACATCTGGAGACAATATTATCAGGTCTTCCTCGGTAGGTTTCCATTCACCGCTACGCCACTTGGCTAACCATACTTTGTAAGTTTCTAATGAAGTGATACCGAAATGTTCGGTTATTATCTGCTTTATTTCGTTATATTGTTTCATAAATTAATTTCTCCACGTGCGGTGATTTTCATAGACCCACTCTTCACCAGCATGTTCTCCGATTTTCCAATCAATGCCGTCTGGAATATCAATTATCTCTAATTTGGCATATTTTCCCCACGACGCTTCCCCCATTGTTTCTACAATATTTATAATGTCCGGATCATCTCTTGGAATATCATATCTTCGAATTTTTTCTATTCCTTTACGTTTACAATACTCCAAACATGCCATATCGCTTAATTCAAACCCTCCATAACAGGTATTAATTACAACTTTCATCGTTGAATCCATACCTTTGAGTCATACTTTACAAATACAGTACAACCAAATTGATTACGAGCATTAACCCACGCACCCGTTGATGTTTTTGTCGTAGGAAGTTTGCTATGTATTCCGGCTCCATTTACTGCATCGATCCTTGATATGAAGAACTTATCTCCAACCGATAATGATGCAAAATCAGCCGCCCTGATATCACGTTCCTGTTCCATTTTGTATTTCTCCTTTGTCTAAAACAAACACCCGTTCAGGGATTATGTTTAACACTCGGCACATCGTTAGGTACGCTTGGACCGACTGTTTCAGTTTTGTTAATTCTCGTTTCTCTCGATTTATTCTCCCGTTCAGTTCTCGTTTTCTCTTCAAAGTCTTTTTTCGGTTCTTTGACTTCAATTCTCCGTTCAACCAATCGATGCTTGGTCCGACCAAGTTGATGTAATTCTGAAGTATGTTTTCTAATGACTCCATCTGTTTTATCTAGCTTATATGTGTTATTCTTGATGTGATCATATGCTACTTCCATGAGCTTTGTCAAGGATTTAATGCCATCGACTAATCTCAGACCCATCTTTCTATTCTTTTCTTCTACGTCTTCTTTTAGATGTTTTGTCTGGACCATATTGTATATCATTAGCCAGAACAATAATATGGCACCGATTATTCTGAGAATAACCGGATCACATACCAAGCAAGTCAATGCTATCAACAATAAAAAAACATATACTTTCTGTGATATGCTAAATTTTCGTTTCGGTATTTTTGATTCTGACTCTTGAAATGTGTCCATAAAAAAGGATGGCCGATACTCTACCGGCCATCCTGTGTTTTGTCAAGTGCTATTTATGTTCTTACCGTTCGAACTTCTTTAACCGCAGGTAAGAATGGAAGCCAACACGGATGATGTGCAACCGTGAAGGTTGACATTAAAGGCATTGATTTCGGAGCCACTGGCTTCCTAAGCAATTTCAGTCCAGCTTGCTCTGGGCGCTTGTCAGCCTTGAGTGTGTTGATCTTTTTGCTAGAAAGAACCATATTTTCAAATGTATTCTTACCACCCTGAGCACGCGGAATAACATGGTCAATATTCGACTCTGCCCACGACAATGTTTCTCCAGTGTATTGACACCGGCCACCGTCACGCTTTCTAATAGCATCCTTGGTAGGACGTGGTGTAACCACTGGCATCTTAGCAAAATTTGGTTGCACCAAGACACGCGGGCACCGGATTGTCATGTTACATGAATGGATTTCCATATCATACTCACGAATTGGAAGCGTGATCCACGTCTCCCAGCTAACTGGGTTGGCATAGATCATATCATTCCAATTTACATTTCCTTCTGAATCTACGGAGAATTCTTGGTCAATAGCTAAAGCTGGCGGTTTCCCTCCACCTTCTCCTCCGCACATGGCAATAAGAGCTTCCTTAACAGTCTTATCGGACACGGGTTGCCATAGAGCGTTCAAGCATAGAACTGGTTGATTGAGTATGTTCATTTTGTTTTATTACCTTTCGAGGATAACTATGGACAGCTGATTATAAAAAGTCAAGAACTATTTTCTATCTACCGATTATTCGTGAACGAATTTGGTTGGATTCTTTACAATTATATAATCCTGAGTTGCGCTTAAAATATTTACAATATTAGGTAGGTTTCTCACAACCCGAACGTTGTACGGCGTGTACTGAGAAATTAATTTACAAATATCCAACTCTTCCTGATTCTGCATTACAGCCAAATTTCCATCTGGATAAACAATGTCACGAATTCCTTTTTGAAGAATCATCCTGAGACAGTTATGGCACGGTGCTCCGGTAATATACATCGTAGATCCAATCAGATCTTGTGTAGATCCACTATATGCGATAATAGCGTTCTCCTCTGAATGAAGAAGATGGGCATACTTCGCAGGACGTTCCAATGGAACCTTAGTATCATCAGATCCCTTGATTGGCCCGTTATAACCGGTACTAAGAATCCTTTTATCTGCACTGACCAATACCGCTCCACACTTCGTAGATGGGTCAATAGATCGCTGGGCAACCACGTATGCTAACGTGATGAAATAGTCATCGTAATTAATTTTCGAATTCATGATATTATGATTGTGTGAGTAATGAGTTTATATAATAATCGATAACATCTTGTGGAGCCGGTGAAAGAAATATAGAGTTACCCATCTTTCCTACCAGACCGAATTCTTCATCGGTATTTAATTCTTGAAAAACATTATCAAGATCTTGTTGTGTTATCGGATGTTCAAATCCAACAAAATGAACAATATCAATTAAATCAATATCATATAAATTAAACGAATACGCAATTACTCCATATTTAAACTTCTGGATATCTGTTTCTGTCAGTTTTTCGTCCATGGCAATTTAATTTCTTCTGGTTTAGCTTCATCTCTCCATGAACAGCGGATATCCCCGTATCGATGGTAAAATAAATCCTGTCTTCGGTTACATATTTTACAGAATCTCCTTGTAGTATTTTTACCGTGTTCTTCTTCACCGAGGTCGGTGCGAAATTCCCATTTACAGATATGAAATTTTAATTTCATTTTACCAAGAAATATGAAAATATGTTATACCGGACCCAATAGTTTCACCAATCTCATAACCGGTACTACCAAATATTCTTTTTACCCCTAAACACACGGATACTGCACTTGTAGGAACCATTGCTGTCGCCCATGTAGATCCTCTTGCAATAGCAGCGTCAATACTTCGTTTAGTTTCCTCGATTACATTGTTGAGCATAATCAATTCAGCCTCTTCGTCCTTAGGCACCCAATTGTCTATAACACTTTGAGTTTTTTGTCTTGCTTCATCAGCAGTCATAACTGGCATTAGATTCATAAATTTCCTTTTCAGTTTTTCTTTTTCAGTATATCAACTTTTCCAAATTCATATGGATTAACGTAAAACATTCCAACCTTGTAATCGGCATATCCTTCTTCTCGGTTTCCTTTAAATCCTCCCTCCGGAGGATTTTTCAAATACCTTACATCTCTCTTTTGATCATATACTTTAAGAGAAGAATCATTCACCGGCACCAACCAGTCATAAAAACTAGCTGGATCAAATGGTTTGTAAGATTTACGTCTTAACTCAGATCTAATATTAATTACATTGAATTCAACGTAGGGGCCATGATCTCCATAGACAATCCTAATATAACCCACGGCAAACAACGTTCCATTCTTAGTATAAAAATACGTTGTATTGTCCCCGAATTCATCTAATCCGAGATCTAACTCCAGTTTTTCCTTATCGATTACTCGATTTGGATAAATTGCGGTTGTTATACGTTGAATGCCCATCGCGTAAATAAAATTCCAACAACATATGCAAAAAATCCGTAGATCGGAGCGTCACCGTTTGTTGCAAACATTCCACCTCCAAAAACAAGAATTGCTCCAAAAGCGACAATCGCCTCGCGTTTGTTCTGTGCTGTAAATTCCTCTAGTTTTGTCATAATTAAACAGTGTACCTGAAATCCATTATCTGTCAACAAAAAACCCGCCTCGGTCGGCGGGTTTTTGCAATTTCTTCTTATACAACCACGGTGTTGTATCGCTCCTTGTTCAAGACTTGAAGCATAAACTCATATGGAGTTATAATCTCATTTGAAATGACTTGACTGAAGATAGATGGAGAACATCCACTTACCATGATTGTTCCATTTTCATCCTTCGTAACAGGAGATTGATTGCTCCGTGCAGCAACGTTCCAGAAACAAATCACAGGCATCTGATATCCGGCATGGCCATACTTCTGCTTAATCTTGTCAAAATTGGTCTTTCGATTGTTTGAGCAAGCTTGATCAAATTCCATATCACTGATGATATAAAGCACCGAAGGCATCTCCTCAGCAGGAACCTTGCCCTTGATCGCTGCATTCAAGATCACGTCAAATGCACTCTGAAGATTAGTCGAATTACACCACGTAGTGCTGTTGCTGACTTCCTCCCATGCTTCGACGATGTTCTTGGACACCAAACGACGAAGAACTGCGTTCGACGAGAATTCCAAGAAATAGTCTTTGAATGCACCCTTGTTCCGTTGAGCGAAATAAATTGCCAACGAAACCGACACCCAAATTGGCATAACAGTCGTACCATAAGCACTCGACATGCTTCCGGACACGTCTGGAAGCACCAATCCGTTGTGAGGATTATTCTTCAAGAAGTCTGGCAACGAATTCCAGAGAGCGTCCAATGCTTCCTTATCCGACCCACCGCCTTTTTCGATATCACGGATGATTTCATAAGGATACAATGCCGAAGCATTCATCTTCTTTTCACCTGACTGAACATCCTTGATGAACTGGATATAACGATCAGCCTCGTGACGGCTGAATGCTTTCTTGTAATTCAGGTTTGCCTTGCTTGGTACAGTTTCGAAGTCGATTTCACTCCATTCATTACCGGACATGAGTGTTTCGACAAGATTCAAACGAGCACGAAGTGCTGAAAGAGTCTTCCGGTACTTGGCAGAAGTAAACTTGAACGCCTTGGAGAATTGATGAGCCTGACCACGAGTTACTTCACTTGAAGTATTGATTGATGGCATCCACTTGGCCAACAATGAAATAGATTCACTCTCAGGAGCACGTGCATCTGCCGCAAGTTGCTTCTTGATGAAGTTCACCATTGCCTTCTCGGCTGGTGTTCCGAATGCTTCAAACATATCATCCCAACGACCAAACTTGACGATGTTATCAAGATTCGAAACAAAGATATCCGAGTGTGTCGATGCAATCCATCGTATACACAAACGAAATACTTTACGCTCTCCCTGTCCTCCACGAATATCACGGAGATAGAAAAGAGTCTTCAATGCCAGCAAAGGATCTTCGTCGAATGCAGCAACAAAGATGGAAAGAATATCTGCATCAGTACGTGATCGCAGTGCTCCACCCAATGAAAACAGATCCAAAACCTTGGACCCGGACTTGTCGTTGGTCAATGCCCCATTCTCGGTCAGGGTCTTTCCAACGGTGTTGGTGATCGTATTGATTAGTTTGTTCATGGTATTAAATTGCAAGACGGCGGGGGTTATCGCGGAAACCCTTGGGAAACCGGCCATTGATCTTTCGATCCGTGGCAAGCCTTAGTTTTGGTTTGCTGTATCCGTCTTTGAAGTTGTTTTTGCAAGACGCCGTTTTTGTTAATTAGAACTGCTGCAAGCGTCTTAAAGTCTATTGTGGTTGATGATTAGGGTTGTTTTTTTGATTAACGGGCACCACTCTGAAGGTTTATCCAATGTTTGTCAAGAACTATTTTCACTTATTTTGTTATAAAAAGTAAATAATGGAGCCGACGCTATTATTTTCGATGACTTTCCCGCCGAGTCCACTATTTATCTATATGAGTACAACTAAAGTAAAATGTGAAAATTGTGGAAACTGGTTCGAGAAGTCTAATGGAGAATTGAACCGATGTAAAAAAAGAGGACTAAGAAACTTCTGTAATAATTCTTGTTCCGGTACATTTAGAAATAAAATAATGTCTACGGAGTATTGGAAAGAACAGTATAAAAAACACCCAGTATTTAAATCGACTGCCGGAAATAAATTAGACGAATTCTCTCCGTTTAGATATTTTTTAAATACAGGCAGAGGATCGATGGTAAAACTTAAAGATGATATACATGTTAATGTTAATGATCTAAAAGAATTATGGGAGAAACAAAATGGCACGTGTCCCTATACAGGGATCAAAATGATTCTTCCTAAAAGCACCAATGATAAAATACATTCTCTCAAGAAAGCGAGTTTAGATAGAATTGATTCTTCCCTCGGTTATACGAAAGATAATATAGAATTCGTGTGCATGGCAATCAATTATGCGAAAAATAATAGATCCAGTGAAGAAATGAAAAATTTCATCAAGGATATTATCTCTGCACAAACTCAAACACAATCGAATTAAAATGGTGGACCGTCGGGGATTTGAACCCCGGTTAGACGCAGGCTTTTTAACAGACATATACGAGCGTAGCACAGTGGATATGATGATGGTTAGTTATGCTCTCCATCAAAATTGAGGATTCCGTATGTCATTCCCGTTACCGACCCTCGTGCCTTGCGGGAACCAGCAGATAATCGACGTTCTCATCCCACCATCTGCGTCATAGGTGAGAACGGATAACCTAACGAATTAGGCTACACTCAGTGCCTCTGCACCAACGCTCTTGCGAGCGCTGAGGAAGGACACCTTAGCAAGATTTCTCTTAGCGTTTATTTTTTGCAAACAGGATTATACAGGATGTTCACCACCTGTGCTCGCATTCTGTAAGCGACCTACGAAAGCGAATCCAGAAACGGCCCAAAAAAGGTGACAGACGGAGATAAATCGCGATCCAAAGATTCAGTTTGGACTTCCTATCCCGAGGCTTTCGGCAATCACTGTGGACGCCTACTTAATTGCATATGGGAAGCGCTAACGTATCAGATACGTCGGCCTTTTATCTCTACGGTCTACCCTCCATTTTAAGGATTTTACCGTCTGTCATGTTGTATCAGCTGAGGTTTCCGGCCACAACTGTTTCAAAGAACAAGGATAAGTATCGCTCAAGAAAATGAAAAGTCAAGAACTATTTTGACTATTTTATCCGCCACGAATTTCACCTGTATAATAATAGTACAAACTACTAGTCACCGAGCCGATAGCATCTGAAACTATACAACGAAGTGCTCCTCCTGTACCATCACTCCTATGAGCATACCAGTGAAGTAATGGGGTCTGTGCTCCAGTCATCCTATAAGAATAAGACGAAGTTAAATCTTTCCATGAACCAACAATAGGATAATACCCCGGAAGGTATTGCCACTGATACGACAGTGATCCAACACTCCCAGTGGCATTAACTGACATTACATATGTTAGATTATACGATGAAGAAAACGATTCTGATGTATTATGTTGTGATTCTGATACTGGTCCCAGAATTATTGGAGACTGGTATTGTGTTGCTACTCGACACGCTACTAATACAAACATATTATTCAAGAACGAATTATTTATTAATAACCTATCGGGCAAGGCATATGGTACAGTAGAGGGGAATTGAGATGACCAAAGAAATCCAACTGGAGGGGTTGAACGTGTTTTTGCTCGATCCATAAAATAAATCATCAATGGATGAATATCTGCTTCAGTTATTGGCCCACCGTTTAACGAAGCAGTCGGCGAGTCAACATAAATCGACATACTTATTGCCTGCAAAATTTGAGGAGTGTTTGATCCTAAATTATCAACTCGATAGGTTATTGCAAAAAATCCTAGAGAACTTGTCAATCCATTTTGAGGAAAACTGTACGGAGTGCTTCCTAGCCCAGTATATGCCCACGAGCTTGTATAATAATTAACTGATGCCGTAGGGTCGTATGCAGATCCAGTATATAACGTTCCAATAAATTGAGGAGATGCTCCAGTATTATATGGCAACCACGAACTTGCACTAATTCCAAGTGTCGGAGCGGCGTCATCTTTTCCGATTCCAATAAATCCCGAATTATTTAGACCATACCAAGAAATCGGACCAAATGTAGAAAAACTCGCACTTGAATATAACCCAATCAATTCGTTATCTCCACTGGATAAAAATTCTTGAACACTTGGTGTACCAGTGTATGTTAAAGAAGATCCTCCTCCCATTGTATAAAAAACGCCCACGGTTACTTGATTCCACGAATTACCTATATTTGTTTGTCTAGTAAACTGAGATCCCCACCCATTATGGTTTGAAATAGCAAGATTACTTATTCCTTGATACTTTCCTGTTTGTAAACTTTGTGTTGCCATATAAATTAATCTGGTGCTTTAGTATAAACTGCCATACCACTTTCTCTCCAATTCATCCCTCCACTGAATGGACTCATTGCTCCCGCTCCATACGTTGAGAAATCATCATAATTTTCCATTGAAGGCGGCGGAACCGGTGAAACGTAAAACGACATACTAAAGTTCAATTGATAATCTGGTGACATCGTATTACTTGGAATATAGAGAGCTAAATTAAACACCGGGGCAGATGCCGTGTACCATGCCTGTAAGAAAAATGATGCCGACTGTCCACTAAACAAAGAAGTTGTAGTCGGAGGGCTCACATATGCAGACTCATTTCCCGGTGTTGTTCCATCCCCAAAATAAAACCACGAAGCCACATTTAATTGAGATCCTGAAAGTCCACTGTTAGCTAACGTAAAATAATATGTAATACCAGATCCACTTACTATTTGAGTGGTCGTATCTCCGTTGTTTACAGAAATGATATCAACTGGATCAAGACTCGAACTATACGATAATGACATTATCGCAGGAACAGCTGTCGGTGTTGGTGTAGGGGTGGGCGTCTCTGTAGGTGTGATGCTTGGTGTGGGTGTTGGAGTTTCTGTGGGTGTAACACTGGGTGTTGGTGTGGGTGTTGGAGTAATACTCGGTGTAGGAGAAGGAGCAATAGTAAATGGATAAAGATTAGAAACAAATGTCCAACCAGTATTTGAGTTAATCCCACTGGTTTTTTTCCAATACTCTTGATCGTGCTGAGCTACAACTTCCGATCCATCGTAATATGGATCTACTTGTCCTATTAAATAATCTCTAATAGTGTAATTCATTCTATTTAATTTGGTGGTTCCTTTGTAAATTATATAAGATACCGATCCCGCTCGATAAAATGAATCACCAACGCTACCAATTACGATATGTTCTGGGCTAGTGATTATACTATAGGTCCGAATTCCAACCATAGCTATAAATATAATCTATTCTAGTTAATTAATCGGGATAGAATAATCTATTAAGATGGAAGAAATTGTCCAAGACTTGGTGCCAAATCCATAACTGCGTTAGACGAAGCTGGATCAGACCACGACATTACTGAGCCGAATAACTGTTTTTGATCAGCTATTGACAAATATCCATAATATCCATCAGGAGGCACTCCTACCGAATCTGTTTGTGTGTAAACTCCTACGTTGCCCACTTCCAAGTTTACTTCACATGGTATCTCAAAATCTCCACTATATGAAACGGCTGCTACAACTGTAAACATTAGAGATCCTGTCCCGGTTGCTAGTACATATGAAGACACATCAAAATATCCACTTGATGTACTATCTGAAAATGGAATCGTTGCTAATAATGTATGAGCACTTGCCGTATTAAATTTATTTGGATAATTTGGTACATCGAAGACTTGCCATACCAACAAAGAATTGACAGAGTTGATATTTCCCATTGGATCTACCGGAGTATATGTTTGCCAGTTATGCTTGTCGTTGTTGTAATCATGATTTACTACTGCCGATGTCAAGGCATCTCCTCCTTGAACCAAAAATGTACCAAGCAACTGTTGGGGTGTCGGTGTTGGCGTTGGCGTTGGGGTAGGAGTTGGGGTCGGGGTAACTTCAGTAACATTCGTCATTGTACTTACACCATCATATGATAATACAATACTATTTGGTGTATATGGAACGTATAAATATGAAGTGATAGTTGGATCGTTAATAGTATAGAAGGTCAATCCTTCAGGATACATTAAAACATTACCTAAATCAGTAAGAACACTGGCTGTAGAAACAGCTATAAATTGTCCTCCACCAGCTGGGGGGGTAATATTTCCTATCCAATAACCAACTCCGCAATCAATAGAACCTAAATTATAAATCGATACATCAACAGAAAGTTGAGAAGGAGTTGGAGTAATAGTAGGAGTAGGTGTTGGAGTGGGAGTTTCTGATGGAACCGGCGTTGATGTAGGTGTTGGAGGCGGTGAAAATGACATACTGAAATTTACATGATATGCTGGAACCAAATCATTGATTACATTCAGTGTTATACTGTATTGAGAATATGGATCTGTGTACCACGTTTGTACATAGAAAGAAGCTGACTGGCCTCCCATCAACAATGTTTGTGAAGGAGGACTTACATATCCAACCGATCCCACAGACCCGGACACAAATCTAAAATATCTATGAAGATTTAATTCTGATGCAGGAAACCCACTATTATCTAGTACGAAGTTATACTGAACAAGTGAATTTGTAGTATCAGTAATAATAGTATCTCCATTGTTTATATCTATTATATCAACTGGATCGTCGCTTGTCGTGTATGACATCGAAATCTCCGCTGGAATCCATTTATGACAAAGATATGAATACTTTGCAGATCGTTCTGTCTGGTTTAACACCCGATCAAATACCATAATTTCTGCGATATCTCCATTCCAGAACCATTCAAGAAAGAACGGAGGATCTGAACCGTTCCAACCAGCACCGATAATAGGATTTGATATAAATTCTACAACTTGGCTACTAGTTGCTCTTATCATTCCTCCACTTGGATAATTAAAGCTCGAAGAATAGTTACCAAACGAATCCATTGAAGCATTGAATATTCCCCATTCTAGTAACGAGTCATTACTAGCAACACTTGATGTTAACGATCCATGTCCAACCGTTCCATTTCCGAAATCATCATAAATTATAGGATTGACTGGATCAGATGCATATGAAAGTCCTTCACTATTTCCAAATTGACACACCGTTGGATATGCAGATTGTGTATCCGTCAATCTACACACAACAAAAATTTCTCCTGCGGTGGCGCTTGACATACAATCATTCAACTTCAAGAAACTTCCTGACCAACTATCTCTACTAGCACTGAAATGCAATACAGGTAGAGTTCCCACTACATTCGAAACTAATGTAGGAGGATAAGTAAATACACTCGAACTTACAATTGCAGCATTTACATAACCACTGCTTTGATCTGCCCATATTAACACGTCATCTAAACTTCCAGTTGTTACACCTTTATCGGCCATCAACCACAGACGAGGACCACTTGAAACAAATTTAGCATTAGCAGACGCAAACGGACTCGATCCTGCTATAAACGTCCATCCTGTAGTCGTCCCGTTGCCGGAAATTTTTTGCCATGTCTCCTCATTATATTTAAATTTAATATATGTTCCTTTATAAAAAGGACTTCTATATTTTCCTATGAAACTTTTAAGATTGTTAATTAATACAGGTCGTTTTGTAAAACCATTAAAACGTGATACCGATGATCCACTTCGATAAAATAGATCTCCTATATCTCCTAAAACGATATTGTTTGGGTCTGATAAAATGTCCATATTCATAAATAGATAAAACTTTGAATTAAATCGAAAGTATTTTAGCTTCACCCCAATGTAAACCATTAGGATTACATATTCCTCTCCGTAACGTATCCTTTCCAATTCTCATATTGAACATTGCACTTTCCATCTTTGATTTAAACTCCCCTAAGTATCGATCACCGTCTCCGTGATCTATGTATTTTATCAATTCGTCTGGAATAGTATCTATTTCAAATTCAATAGACCTTGCTCGGTCTGTTATATCTGTTACGTCATATCCCCAGACTTGCATTCTTTCATCATAACCTCCAAGTCGGTTAAAATCAAAACTATACATAGCTACTCTTCCTCTTCCTCCTCCGTTATTATTCTGTGGAGCACGTGCTACATGACCGGACTTAAGTTTCTGTAAATATTCAGAGAATCCCTTACATACCCAGTTATCAGCATCAATATTACAAAGAATCTTTCCTGATGCAAGTCTGTGGGCAATATTTTTTGCTCGGCCCATCTTCCACGTTTGCGGTCCCTCGTTTAATTTAAAATAAGATATACGGTCCTTATATGGAACGATCCATTCCGACAGTTTATCGGTCGAATCATAATCAAGAATAATTACTTCGTCATCTTTTGATATATTCTCTAATGTTTTCGGAAGTGTTATTTTTAGATGATGAAGTCTATTCTTACATGCCGTGCAATAACTGATCATTTAACTTGGAGGTGTTTGTATCCAATGTGGAATATTGATTGGAAGTGTTATTCTTGTAGCAATAGAGTATTGTGGTTGTGGTATTTTCAGAATAGTGTATGAATTTACCCACGCCGCAATTTTACCAGTATCCGTGTATTTAAAAAACAGTTGATTATACTTACCATCATATGGAGCAGGAGCGCCACCACTATTGAACGTAGTAGATTTAGTATAATTAATATCTCCTTGCATAACATCTGGCCCAGCAATATCCAAAGGAATTTCTAGAATAGATCCCGATGTATCTGTAGATATGATACTGAATACCAACTTACAGTTGTCTCCCTCTGCAAGAACAAGATCAGTAATATCGACTGATGAATGACCGTTAAAATCACTACTTGTAAATGCAGCTAAAAATTGTCTTACCGGTGGATATTCACTTACCACTCTCCACACAATTAATTCATTTGTAGTTGCCAATCCTCCGTCACATGGATAGAATCTGTTTCCAGTGTGATTATAATCTAGGAAAGTTAAATCGTTAAACATATTTCCGTCAAAATAAATACCATTTCTGATTGAATAGGCAGGAGGAGCGCCTTTAGTATCCAATGTAATTACAACATTACTACACGTGGTCTGTGTTGTAGATCCTGAGAAATACGGATTATAGTACGGATAACCAATCGTAAAGTATAACGGACCCCCATTATAGATCGGAGACAACGAAGCACTGAACGAAATTTGCCCAGAAGCCGTATCAAGTCCATTGTATAACCATTTTTGACTCAAAACATTATGTCCTTCTGGGTCAGTAGAAAACTGAGTCATTGTATTGGTTATGGTGTTAAAATCAGCTGAATAACTACATGAGAAATTATAAAAGATATAAGAACCAACTGGAACATGTGATGTATCAAGATGTAATACCGTTGGTGGAACCGTCCAATCAGTTTTAATTTCTGGTATAGTGGGTAATGAATGAATTATTCTACTATCATATGATATAATCGCCTGTCCATTTGCTCCTGTACCAAATGTTTCTGTTAAATATGAATATGCTCCACCAGCACCTCCACCGGGGATCTCACCATCTTTAGCTGGAAGAATAATACCTAATGTACCTGCATCAAAAAAAGCTCCTGCTCCCCCATTACCGGATACAGAATCAATTGATATTCCACCGAGTGCTCCTTGTTCTCTCTGTGCATAAAGACCCGATTGACCTGCTTGACCGTTACTTGATGGTCCACCACATGAACCACCACCAGAACCGTTATAATTGCTATAACCATCATATTCCGATGCTCCAATTCCTCCTACCGATGTAATACTTCCAGTAAGAAGTGTCGGTTGATGATCTATAGTTCCATCTGATTTTCCACCGGGGGCTTGCACTATAATTTCTCCACTAGAGGATATCACATTAGTTATACCTCCATTATCAGGAGTTCCTACGTTAATAACATACGTTCCGGGAACAAGATTTAATACTGACGAAGCATACGCTCCACCCGATCCTCCAGTGCGCGTTTCATTTCCGTTTCCACCGGCTCCCCAACATTGAATTGTCACCTGTCCGCTTCCGCTAACATCAGCGAAAATCCATTCTCCACTAGCTGTATACGTGTGTGTTATATTCATAGGTAATAATTAGAACAAGCTTACAATAAATATGGAATTTCATCATCAATCAACAAATTATTTCGAGAAAAGTCTTGACTTTTGATAAATACGTGCCCAATGTGCTGCTATGAAATATTTGATACCTACCGTTGGAGACCTCCTTCTAAATAAAGATGTTGACGTAATTGGCCACCAATGTAACTGTCAGAATACGATGGGAAGTGGAATTGCCCGATCAATTAGAGAAATGTATCCAGAAGCATGGGCTTCTGATGTAATGGCTACAAAACTAAAAACAAACACTCTGGGCAATTTCAGTTTTGCTCATATCAATGCTTCCACAGCAGCGAAGCATGGAACCAAAATCAAATACATCTTCAATCTTTACGGACAAGATCTTTATGGTAAAGGATTGCGTCAAACAAATTACGAAGCGATTTATTCTGCTCTAGAAGGAATGGCTGACACTCTCATTACGAATAAACTAAACCATTTCGATCCCAATTATACCGTGGGATTTCCTTATAAAATGGGCAGTGATAGAGGTGGTGGAGATTTTAGAATAATAACCCGACTTATAGAAGTGGCATTTGAAGACTATACCGGTAATGTAATTATCTGTAAATATGAACCATAGAAATCCCATGTTTTATGGGTTGTGTTATACTTATAGATATGATGAGAACTCAATGCCCAAAATGTAAAAAATAGCG